AAACCAGTGGCCATGTCATACTTGACAGAGTCAATGTTTCTGTTGGTAGTGCAGCAGCAGTCAGATATCTGGTGGCCGATGTCGCAGATGCTGCGGTCAACGCCGTAGAAGCCGGAGTTGATGGCATTGTTGAGGGCATAGGTGCTGTCGCAGATGCCCTGCTGCACGCCACGGACCGCGCCGTCAATGTTCTGCATGGCGAAGCCGTCATAAAGCTCGGCGCGGGTCAGTGCGCCGTTGACGAAGCCACCGCCGCCGGAGCCACCAAAGCCGCCCCAGCCTCCGCCGAAGCCCAGCATAGCCAGAATAATAATGGCCCACAGACCATCGCCCCACATGCCGCCGAAGCCGCCGCCATTGTTGCAGCTGCCCTCAGATCTGCCGAGAGAATAGCCGGAGGCAAAATCGGAATTGTCACCCATAATTAAAATTCTCCTTTCAGTTTAAAAAAATGTTGATAAAATCTATCCACATCGGGCCGCGCGCTCCCGCTGTGCTTATACGGGGGCGGTTTTTGTCAAGACCCGCTCAAAACTGAAAAGAGAAATGCTTTGTATTAACTTGTCAGCGCAGGCCCAGCCGCCTTATAAAGCCTTCCGGGGAAAGCCCCCGCTGCTGGAGCATGTCCAGGGCCACGCGCTTGAGTTGCTGTGGATTGTTGACGGAGAGCAGCTGCTGAGCTTGAAGGGCTCGCTCGTCTCCCCGTTCAAGGGCCTACTGATAAGCCCTTATCACAGGATGCTGCATTGTGCCCATTTGGGCACTTTTATCATTCGTCGGCATCTGCCTTTGCTGCTTTCCGAACAGGCTGCTTGCCATTATTCAGCACTCCTTTCAGCTCAGATATTTCGGCTCTCAAAGCTGCCACTTCCTCCTGTGTGGCATAAGCCACGGCGGGGGCTGCGCCCTGCTCAGGCAGAGGCTCAAAGCGGTAGGGCTTGACCGTGGGATAGCCCGCCCCGTCAGTAGACTTAAAGAAGAACACATCCGCATTCTCGTCAAACAGCACTGCCACCTCGTTGGGGCCCATATAGAAGGCATCTGCCCCGGCCCGACCGTTGACCTTAATAGGAGGCGGTACCGGCGCGGCATACATGGGCCGCATAGGCTGGGGCGCAGTCGGCATCATAGGCCGCTGCATCATAGGCTGCTGCGGATATGCAGCGCTCTGAGGCATATATGTGGGGAAGGACATTCGATCAGCTCCTTTCGTTATCATCATATCAGGATTGGTAAATTACTGGGTATCACTTGCGTATCAGTTAAGTATCACTTATGTATCAGTTGTGTGCATATAAAAAAGCCTCCCCTTTCGGGGAGGTTAATTATTGTGGCAGCCGCGCTGCAGCTGACGCCACACGATTTGAAATGCTGCTCATGCGCCGGGTTACAGTCAGCCGTGCGATATCCATTTCTGCTGCAATATCGGCCTGCGGCGTATGATCTATAAAATACCGCTGGGCGATGAGTTTGTCTACTACGCCCAGGTTGGCTTCATTGATAGCCGTATTAAATTGGCTTGTGGTCAGCCGCGCCAGCTCCGGTGGCAGCTTGACCCTTGCCCGGGCGTATTCCATGGTCTACTCCTTATCTACCTCAACAGGGACGCCCACGCAAGGTGCGCCTGCGTCCGCTGCATCGGTCAGTCCTTCAGCCAGAAGATAGCCCAGCACCGACGCACCGGACATGATGAGGCCGGTAATGGTTTCGGCGGTTTCAGCGCTGCCACCGAGAGCAACGTACAGACCGGCGATAAAACCGGCAAGGGCTACCCAGAGTTTGCGCGAAGTCAGCTTACGAATAATGTCTGCTTTAGTCATTTTATTTTTCTCCTTTCAATTATGGCTTGTGAAAGCCTTCAAGATCTTCAATGCGGTGGTTGGCCACCTTCATCTGTTCATCAAGGACCTCCGAATGCTTTTCCAGCTCATAGGTGCGCTCGATGACCTGATTGTGTTTGTTCACCTTTTTCTCAAGCTCTTCAAGCCGGTAGGCTATAAGCGCGCTTGATTTTCGGTTGGCGAAGTAAGCCCCGGCGAGAGTGCCGAGAAAGCCCAGCAGGGCCACTATTACTGTGTCGCCCATTGGTTCTACACCCCCTTGACCAACGCCGCCCAGGTCTGCCTCCCGGCGATGCTGTCCGCCGTCAGGCCACGAGCTTGCTGGAACTCCCGGAGCTGGTCATATGTAGCCTGGTCGAATATCCCGGTTATCCCTGCCGGGAAGCCGTGGGCTATCATCAGACCCTGCAAGGCCACCACATCCGGGCCGAACATGCCATAGGCGAGTACCCGGGGCGGCCAATAGCTTGGCTCCCCCTCTGAGGGAGTTGTCACCGAAGGTGACTGAGAGGGCAAAACCGCCGGGGTGTGGAAAATCTCATCTCCCGGCTCTCCCGTGGGGCTGTTGTCCGGCGCGGTGCCCAAATTGGCACTGCCGACCTCAAGCCCGCCCAGCTGCATATAGAACTCGTTGGCATAGGCCGCGCGCTCCTTGACGTTGACCACTTGCTCAGCGGGTCTCTCGTACTCCTTGCAGATGCGCTCAGCGGCCTCGTAGATGCCCGTAGCGCTTCTAAGATAATTCCAGAGTGCCCGGTACTCCGGCTCGTTCTGAAGCTCGCGCAGCGCAAAATCCACCTGTGTGGGCTCATCTCCGATACTCACGCCCCGCTCCCGGTGGAACTGGAGCATTTTTCGTTTTCGCGCCGGGAGCGTCCATTGACACAGACCGTAGCCCCGCTGGTCGGAGACAAAGTCTATTGCCCCGGCATCCACGGCAGCGGTGTAGTCCGCATCGGCATAGCCCATGCCGTTTTGGACGTTTGTTGAGACCATGCCGCTCTCGTCCTGCATATTGCCCATCATGGCGCAGGCACCCACCGGCGACATACCGGCCTGAACAAGCTTAATGTATATCGTCTGTGCGCTCATCGGCATGTACCTTGTAGTATTCCTCTCCGGGGACAAAGCATCTGAGCTTCTGGATGTCAAACAAACGCACCGGGCAGGCTATGCCCTCGCCGCCATCCAAGAGCTTTGTCCTCTCTGCAAATCTGCAAAGCTCGCAGTCTGCGCCATCGTAAGGGATAATTCCCTCCATATTGTTGAAATCAGGTTCAACATAGTTGTGAATTACTATTGCCATAATTAGTCCTCCGTCAAAAGTCCGCTGCTGCTCTTATCGCTGTCGTCTTCATCGTCATGCCTGATAATCCAGCACATTGCCGACCCACTCCCATCCTTGTTCATAATCCAGTGGCGACCAAACATTATTATCAATGAGGCTGCGGTAGATGCTCAAACCCCACGAGCAGACATTCCCGATCATATAAGGACTGGTGCTCAGTGCTATCCACGGCCTTGCATGAGCCGGGTCGTTGCTCCACACAAAGCCCCACTGTGCCGGGAGCATTTCCGGCTCCTGTTGATAAATGGTACTGTCATAGGGCTGCAAGAGCTTCACCACGCGCCGGGCAGAGGACATACACACAAATCCCGCTTCCCGGTCTTTCATGTTTTTCACCTTGACGGCCTCAATAAACAGCGGTATGCGTTGGGCTTCACCGTTCAGCTCAGTCCCGCTCATGTCCGGCGCGGCAAGCTGCAAAGCCTCTGCATCGGCCTTGCCCCTTGGGGCGGCTATGGCTCTGGCGGCGTTGAACTCCCGCTCAAGTACTCTTTCTTTCGCTGTGCTCATATGCTGTTCACCCCTTCGGCATAGCCGCTCTCATACCCGGCGGTGTAAGCCCCGTCCAGCTCATCCCAGACCGTAGGCTCAACATAGGGTGCGGGGATAGCCGCAATGTCCTCGGCTATCTCCTCCGCTGTGCGCTCTACCGGCTTGTCCAGCTCATCCAGCTTATACACGGGTATGCCGTGTTCTTCATAAAGCGGCGTGGGGAAGTAGTTGGACTGGCACAAGTTGTATTTGTCTCCCGTGCCCTCATCTATCAGCACCCATTGGCTGATATCCTCAATGTTGCTCATTGTGTACCCGCCCTCGCAACGGAGTATACGCCCCCGCTCATCGGGGAGGACGTATACTTTTGATGTGTATTCGTTCATTCTGCACCTCTTTATAATTCAGAGTTTAATTCGAGATTTTTGATGTATACTCCGACTCCCATTGTTGGGAATGTCCCTGCAGGCATATCGAGCCATATGCTTTCGCCGTCGCGCGATGTATATTTAGTTGGAGATATACTCTGACCACCCGGAAGGTTGACACCTGAACAACTAACGGCCGGCGGCACTCTCATATCATTGGCGTATATTCCGGTGTCGATCGCGTTTGGGTAAAAAACATTGCCTATAAACACGATGTATTTTCTGTAATGCCACCGGCATCTCGCCAACTGCTCACCATAATCCGGTATCTCATTGAGTACCCACTGACCGTTTTCTTGATGGGCAAGGGTCTGCTGTGAGCCGATTTCGAGCTTGACGGCAATAATGTAATCGTCAAGGTTCGCATATAATCCAAATATCTCATTAGGATAGCCAGTTGGGACAGTTTCCACGGAAAGCACTTCGCCGTCAAAAACAAATCTTTGGTCAACAGTCATATTTTCCAAAGTAATGGAAAAAAGTCCTCTGTTTTTCAAAAGAATAGATGCAGTCAATTTCTTTGCAACAAGGTCGGATTTGTTTTCATAAAATTGGCGAAGAAACGCCTTCGCATTTGATGCACTTAACCCATTTTCGGTCACAAGCAATGTTGCGCTTGTTCCAGTTGTTTTTTTCCACCGGTCAATTCCATATCCTGCTTCCGTATAGCTCGTTTGCCCCCGCTGATTAATCGGGAATTGCCCGCCGCCCTGCTGACTGCCGCCGCCGACAAAATACCAGTTGTCCAGAAGATTTCGGCCATAATTGTAATTGTTCTGCGTGATATCCTGATTGATGACCACGCCCGTGGGCTTCCATTCTTGCCCATCGAAAACTTTCAATACGCCGTTCATTCCTGCACCCCCTTTATGCCGTAAATCGCAATTGGAATTAGTCTTACGTCTTCCTGCCTCACTGTTGTTCCGCTGATTAAATAACCGCTGCGGAAAATCACACCGGCATCTGACGCTTCCGCCGCTCGGCAAGCAGTGTATAAGGCGTTTTGGAACACAAAATTGTTCGAGATATACGTCGGCGTTCCACTCTTGTTTGACCAGTGAATGCCTCCGCCGTTTTGCGTCTCAACAGCCACGCAGTCATATCCGCTCAAATCCAGTGCTATTGTCTGTTCGGCAAACTCACTTGTAGGACTTGCATTTTCCCAGAGCTTGATCATAGAGATTTTAGTGTTGATTTCTGCCCCAAGATTATTTGTTGCAGTTTGAAGCGCCGAATACACCCCGCCGGAGGTCACAAGGTTGTTGCTGCCCGAAGTCGGCGCATTGTCAACAGTGAACTCATTGTTTTCATCCGTGTCGAACCAGAAGTCGCCTGCGTCCGGTTCTGCCGGGGCATCAGCTTCAACCTTTGCCCTTGCGACAACGTCCTTCCATCCTGCATCTCCGTCAAGGTCTGAGAGCTTGGTCAGCACCTGCCCTGTTGTGCCATGCGGGGGAACACCAGACCCGCCGCTGGATGCACCAAGAGGGCCGTTGTTGACCCACTCGCTGTTGACAGCATCCCATACATAGATATCATAGGGCGCGGCCTCGCCTATACCATAGGCTGTTCCCTCTGTAGGCGCTGCCACAGTTCCGGCGGATATAGCCGTTTCAAGAGCCTCAAGAGAAACAAAATAGCCGCTTATTTTGAAGCCGTCGCCGGTGTCTCCGAAAACTATCCAGATAAAGCCGTTGGAGTTGAGTCCGACACATATGTACTCATAGGGCGCGGCTGTGGCCTGCATATCGAAGTAGTGCTGCCCGATGTTGGCCGCGGTGTTGCCCGTGGGTGGGCCGTTACCGGTAAGCAAAGGAAAACCAAAGTCTCTACCGGGCGTGGCAGCGGTCACGCCGCCGGTACCGTCACCAAAAAGTACACCGCTGGTGGCTCCCGCCTCCATGCCTGTCCGTATGCCGCTGTCGGCCTCCGCGCCGGTCATTGAAAGCCTGTAAAATTCAAGGTCTGCCATTATATGACCTCCTTAATAGTAGATAAGTATGCCGCCGGGAGCGCCGCGGCCACCCTTTGAGCCTGCGCCGCCAACGCCCACGTAGCCCACCGGGGATGACCCGCCGGAGAAGCCGGACGCGCCGGGAGCACCGCCACCGCCGCCGCCGTTGCCGCCATTGCCGCCTGTACCCACGAATTGAGCGTCAGTGCCGGGGATGGTGGCTGCTGCGCCCTCGCCACCAAAGCCGCCAATAACAGCTTGCCACTGGACATAACCATCCGTGCCGTTGCCGCCCTTTGCACCGGCAGCGGCCCCGCCGCCACCTCCGCCAAAGGCCCAGCCGAAGTAGCCGCCTTGAGAAGCGTTGTCGGAGCGTCCGCCCTTGCCGCCCTCCCACGTTTTTCCGTTGAGGGTCACAGGGTTGCCGTTTCCACCATAGGCCGCCAGCTCCTCGCCGGTGGGCGTATTGGAGGCAGACCTT